AAGTTCATTCATTTGGTTGCCTGTTACTCTAGCCTCTTCTTTATAATTCGCTGCGGAATCACTTGACCTCTTTTCAAGAGTATCGATAAGTTTTTGTTTTGAATCAATTTTGCTTTTAATTATTTCTACTTCATGGTCGATGTCTTTGATATATTCTTTTGCCATCTGTAATCTTGAACGAACTAGTGTATTCATTACAGAGAACACATCAATATCGAGTAAATTCTCTACAACCAGTCTCCTATCTGTTGTAGACAATTTCATAAAAGGAACATAATTAGATGAACCAAGAATTACCACTTGACAAAATGATTTGTATGACATTTTTATAATCTGTTCTTCTAGTATTTTCTGATAATCCCTTGACATAGCATCTTGGTCAAGCATTTCACCATTCTTAAATATTTCAAACTTCTTTGGTTTTAATCCACGAAATATTTTATATTCATCTCTACCAATCAAAAATTCTATTTCTACTTCGCATTCTTTATTGTTTATAGAATTCGGCAACTGAGGAATCTTTATACCCCGAAACGACCTTCCAAACAAAGCAAATGTCAATGCATCAAGCATTGTTGACTTACCTGCACCATTATCACCAGATATTAATGTATTATTATTTTTTGTAAGGTCTATGGTAGTTTTATAATTTCCTGTTGATAGGAAATTTCTATAAGAAAGTGTTTTAAAAATTATCATATACTTAAACTTTCCATATATAAGTCCTTGATAATCTTCTTCATTTTTGCCTTGTCTTTTACTTCTTCTATTAAATCTACTTCGTTATTTATAAGTGTAACCGTATCTTGTGCCAAATCGACTATTTCTTCCTTAGTCCACTCGGAATCTATAATTTCTTCTACTACCGTAATCTTGGCAACACCGCAATCATATAATTTATCCATAAATCTTTCAAACGAATATGGGTGTTTTTTATTTTCAACATATAGTTTAACATATGAACCCTGAAGATATTCACAGTCTAATTTGTCGCTATCAACGGGACCATCTTCATCGTTATATGTTACTGCATGGAACATTTTATAGGGATTGAATATAAACTCAACTTCCCTTGTGTTTGTATCTAAAACATGAAATCCCTTTTCTTCCTTCAAATCTGCAAAGGTGATTTGATATTGTGTTCCCATGTAACATATGTTTCCCTGTTGGTGACGATAATGAAAATGTCCTGTATATACTTGTTCATATCTATTGAATAGTTTTGCATCCATTCCGCCCTCATACTTCACTCCTCTCATCACATCATATCCCTGTAATTCAAGATGTCCAATAAGAATTGGTGCCGCGGCAGTCTTGATAAACTCTGTTGATTTATCGTAATTCTCTTTATTCACCCAAGGAAGCAATGCAATATCTAAACCGTCAAAGTTTACTACAACAGGTTCTTCATAAAGTTTCAAATCATTACCAAACAATTCTCTAATTGAATTTATTGTATTTGTGTTTCGGTAATAAACATCATGATTGCCGAGAATGCAATGCATTTCAACATTGTCATCTCTCAGTTTATCCATAAATCTTGTACGAACTTGATTAAGAACATTGAAGTTTACAAACTTCCTTCTGTCCATCAAGTCGCCGGCATGTATTACCGTCTTTATGTTGTTCTCTTTAATGTATGGGAAAAATACATCGTCAAAGAACCTCATAAAATAATCTAAAAATAATTGGCTGTCGCCTCTTGCACCGAAGTGCGTGTCATTTATCAGTGCTATCTTCACTTTTTATATCATCCTGTAAAATTTTATTCAAATTGGTTTTCTTTTTTGTTTTGGCTTTCTTTTTCTTTTTCTTTGGTGTAAACTTAGTTATGTCATTATCACTCAACTTAAAATAACTCGTCATTGCTTGTTTAACAGAGTTTATGTTATCCTTTTCAAAATAATTTTCTTTAAACCAATTACTTAGAGTTCCATCATCCATTGTTTCTGCCAATTTAAATTTGACATATGATTGTTTTTTTTCCTTTTCTATTCTCCTCAAAAAGGCATAATATATAATTTGAGTAAAATATGAAAATGGATTTTTAGATTTCTCTGGGTCGAAATTATGAGCATACATCAGGCAATTTTCTATACCATCACCAATCATTTCTTCTTTATATTCATAATTGATAAAATTTGGTTTAAATGACAAATGTTGAGCAATTTTAACAAAGCATTCTCCAATATAATTAGATATTGGAGGCCTTCCTTCATCTGAATTTTCTGCTTCTACCACCAATTTTTTCCAATCAACCATTGCAGAGTAAAATTCTTTATTATCAACATAATGATGTGTTACTTTTTTCTTTTTACTCATATAATCACATTATAACTTCTATTTTATAAAAATCAAAGTAAATATTACTTTTTTACTTGACAATATTTAAATTCCATGTTACACTGTCTGTGCCCCAGGAATAAAGGTATTTAAGAAACATCTTTATCATTTAGATAATCTTCCGGGAAGGGGCTCCAATCTTTCCAATCCGTTCCATAATTTTTATAGTCTTTTCTTTTATTATTAACATCATAATTTTTTAAGCCGTTTATAACTTCCATTATATCTTCTTCTTCCAATAAACCACCTTCTACTAGAGACATGAGTGCTTCAGGCGGAAGAAATAGCGTCATCGTTATATAATTCATGAAGTCTTCTTGTTGTTGATTTCTTTCTTCTTCTTCTGCATTTAATGCCATTTCTCTTAAATCTTCTTCACTTAGATTTTTCATATCTTCCATTATTTTTTCCATAATGGATTTTTCTTTTTCACTTTTAATCTTATTCATGAAGTTTACTAAATCATTTATTTCAGATTCTTTTTTGGGACTTTCATTATTATCTACTCTATGAATCTTCTTTGATGATGATTCTCTTTTTTGTTCATCAACTTTCTTTTTTTCAAGTGAATATAATTTCATTACATCCATATCTGGTTTTAGATAAGAAGCAACAAAGTCTTTCGGAATGGATGTTTGTTCATGGGTAGCATAGAGAAGCCAATTCTTAAGAATTGTCATTTCTCTTGTTCTACCAAATGGGTCTGTCATCATGGAAGATTTAAAAACCATTGGTCGTTCAATTATCAATTTATTGTTCTTTTCACCCATTATTTTAGCAATTAATTCTTCACCGCTTCTTAATTTTAATATTCTGTATGAATTGGTTTTCATATTAGTGCCTCACAGTTGGATTTTGACAGACTTCCAATTAAACTTCTCATTACTATATATCCTTCTTCGTTCGTCTAGATGTCTCATTGTATGATTTTTATACTTCTTATGACATAAATTATCACTGATATCATATAATTTTACTTTATTTTTTGTTTTTGATTTTCTCAATCCCCTGCCAATCGATTGAAGAACACGAATTACTGACTTTGAAGGCGATGCAAATATAATGTTATGAATATTTTTAATATTAATTCCTGTGCTACATGTTCCATATGATGCAATTAATATGGCATTCTTTTCCTTATCAATAACCTGCCTTATTTTTTCTCTTTGTTGTGTATCAGTTCCTCCATATATAAAAAATACTTTTCTTTTGTCAGAACATCCTTTTTTTATCATTTCATATAGAGGTTTTCCGTGAGTTTCAACAAAATTAAATAACATTAAAGTATTACCATGAAGAGTACTACAAAGTTTTGATAAAAATTCATTTCTTTTATCATTTTCTACAATCCATTTTAGTTCTTCTTGATATGTAACTCGTTTTACATTTTGTATATCATTTTTAGAATAAAGAAGTGTTATACATTCTATTTCCAAGTCTGATAGTAGTTCCTTTTCCATTAATTTTTTGGTGGTGGTAACATTATATACTTTACCAAACAAACCCTCAATTACTAATTTGTGTGTAAAACTACCATCCAAAGTGCCTGTTGTTCCTATTCTATATGGACAATCCACCAATTTAGTCATCAAAGTGGTTAGTGATTTTGCTTTAAACAGATGACATTCATCCCCAAATACTGCACCAAACTGTTTGAAGTATTTGTCTGGCATCTTGTAGATGCTCTGCCATGTAGAGATAACTATTCTTTTTTCTGTTACCTTGTCTTGACCCGCATAAATTGAATGGCAATTATTATCGGCGCTCCATTTAACTTTAGATGAATAGTCTTTAAAATCGTTGTACATTTGTGCTACCAATCCAGTGGTAGGAACTACAACGAGTATCTTTTTATCTTTTGGTAGTATTGATTCATAATACCTAATCAGGCAGTATATAATTAACGATTTACCACTGCCTGTTGGTGATAATAATAAACATCTGCCATTATTTATTGCATAACTGATGGCGTCTAACTGATGTTCATATAATTCAATACCCTTTCCATCAGAGGATGGCATTATTTTCTCATACACATATTTTGCAACCATCTCTGGAATAATATTATTTTTATTTTTTATCGGATTGGATATAGAATATCCTCTATCATATGCAAATTTTAAAACATAATCGACCAATCCTGCATATATCGTTCTTGTATGCACATTATATAAACGAATCTGTCCATCCCATATTTTATTTCTATAGGCAGGAACATATTTGTAATTAGGAACAGTAAAAGTAAAGAACTGACTCAGTTCTTTCGCAATGCTCCGTTCACAATTTACTTTTATATGAACAGAATCAACTGGCTGTATCTCTATATCATTCATGTTGCGTTTGTAAATTTCAACCAATCAATCGCTGAACGAATGTACCACTGTCTGTTGTTTATGGTTTTGATTATACTTTCTAAGTAGTTTACCTTTTCTTGTTGCAAAAGGATTTTATTCACAATGGTTATTAGGTCCTCATCTGCATCTAAAAATTTATCAATATCAGATTTAAGGATGTTTAAATCGAATGTCTCCCATCCCATATCATCTAATTCCTCCCTACTTAATTTTCCAGTATAATAGAGCCATTTGTTCTTTTTGAGAACATTGAAATCAGATTTTAATTTACCAAGTATCAACTTTTCATCTGTAAAAATAATTAAATATTTGTTGTGTAATTGTGGCGTTTTCATGGACTCCAAATCGAGTTCGGTTTCATCCATTTTTAAATCTTTACCCACTAATCGCCTAATGTCTTCTAAATTCATAACAAACTCCTGTAACCATTATATTATACAACAAATATAAAGAAAATCAAGTATTATCGTGCATTAGTTAGTCGGTTAATAGTATAATATGTGTATGCAAAGGTAGCATTTACAATAGCCGGTTCATTGTCTGGATTTGTGGAATTAAACTGTATACCACCTAACGATATTGGAAAGATTCCATGAATATCTATTTCAAGTTTTGGTTTGTAATTACTACTGGTAATAGATATTTTTGCATCTGAAAAATAATCTCCAAATTGGCCTTTTGGCATTGATCGTTGGGCACTTATGTTGGTTTTGAAATCTGCCATCAAACCAATTTCTTCCATCCATTCAAAAACTTCAATCCAGTTTTTCATATCTTCATCCACAATAAAACTAACATTTAATTCTTCCCATGTGTATTTGCCCCCAATCCATTTGGCAGTAGTTCCAAAGACGGTAGGTTGTTCCACTGGGGTTAATGAAAGAGAAGGTAAATTTACTTGTTGACAATGATATGTCACTAATGGAAGCCTAGTTAATTCAAATTTAAAATAGTTTGTGGCAAGATAGTTATTATTATCTGGTTGCCTAGGATCACTAACTCTGGTAATGTCAGGAATACCAGGTCCTGTATATCCTGCCTTTGCTCCAGTATATCCACCCTCATATGCCATTGTAGTTCTCCATATAGTATGTATAAAAAAACAGGGAGTCCTAAGACTCCCTGTTACTAAAGCAGTTATCTGCTATTATGTGTTACCGTGTAGGTTACTAATGGTGAAGAGTCTGTAATAGACATTCTTACCAGAACCTACTGAAACGGTAGTACCATCATCATGAGCAAATGGATTTGCAACCATTCCGTATCGAGTTTTGAACCCGATTTTTGGTTGGAATGTGTTTTCACCAACTGCACGAACCATTTGTAATGGAACATACGGACAGTAGAAAATACCAGCATCATAAGGGTTAGTGCCTCTGTAACCAACACACGCGAAGTTTACATCGCTTGAGCGGGCTTGTCCAGTTGTAGCACTGTATGGGTCAATATACACTTTCATCTTTCCGTTGAGTGTACCAACGAAAGTATTACCTGTGTCGTCAACATCTAAAGAGGTGTTGAGGGCAGGTGAAAGTTGTAACCAACCACCCATTGCTAGTGCAGAAGCAACATCAGAAGAGCAAAGAACAAAGTTGCCTTTTCCTCTACGAGTTTGCTTCGCGATGATATTTGCTTCTCTTTCGAGTTGGAACATCAAACCACGGAATCGTTCAGCACTCCATCGTCCATCAGAATCTGTATTTAGGTTATAAGTACCTGCTACAGTTAAATCTGAATGTTGGGCACCGTTTCTAGCACTAACATAAATGCTTCGTACTACTTCTCGGTTAATTTCAGCAAGAATTTCACTGCTAAGAATATTAGCAAGTTCAGTTTCTGCATCCAAACCGTGAACTGCTTTCAAGTCTTGAGCGAGTTCGGTTGTGTATTCTGCTTTCAACGCACGCGTCTTGGCTTCAACAGCAACTCGTTCAATACTGAACGCCATGTCACGGAATGCAGTACCATCAGAAGAACCCATACCTTCAGCAGTTGCAGTAAGCAACGCACGGAAACCTGCAAGTGAGTTACTTGCAGTTGGGTCAATACCACCAGTTGAACTGAATGCGGCACCTGTTGAGGTGTTACCTGCACCAGAGAACTTGGAGAATGCTTCTTGGTACAATGCTTCAGCACCAGATTGCGTATCGTATCGTGACCGCATTGCAAAGATGAGTCCAGTTGGCGCAGACATTGGCTGCACACCTACTAGGTCATAAGCAATTAGATTGGGCATCGAACGGCGAACTAGGCTGATTAGAATTGGGTCATAACCAGCGAGTGAATTTCCACTTGCATTATCAGCGGCAGCAGTAACACTAAAACCACCAGCATTCATTGCGTTGGTGGGAGTGGATTCGTATAGATGCTGTTCTCGTAATGCGAGTTCTTGATTTTCTAAAAGGACGGCAGTTACTTTTTTCTTGTAACTGTCTCCAATATCTGGAATATCAGGATGTTCTAGGACAGGATTCCACTTTTCTGTCAAAACATCGTAGGGTGTTGTATTGCTATCCATTTTTTTCTTTCTCCTTTAAGAGTTATTTATAATTTCTTATTTTTTTGGTAATTTATACCATTTTGTTTGGGTCGGAATGTCTACTAATTGCACTCATGTAATGACTCATGTTAGGGTCTTCAATGATTGTTTCATTAGACTGAGAACCTTCTTCTGTTAGATACTCTGAAGATACATTTTCTCCAAAATAACTTTCTTTCAAAATTTGAATCTTATCTCGATATTGTTCTTCATTTTCAAATTCAATACCTTCAGATAGTGATGCAAATCTTTCAATATCAGTATCTACAAGTCCGTCTGCTTCTTCAAAGAAGATTTCTTGACAACGATGAGATATAAGTGATTGGCGCAATTCAATATTTGATTCAATTGCTTCATTCAATTGTTCCTTTAAATTTTCATTTTCAGAAGCAAAATCTTCAACTAAATCATATTTTTCTTCTGGAACATCGATATAATTTTCATCAAAGAGAGTTTTTAGTCCGCTGATGAAGTTTTCAGCAATATCAGCACGAATGCCATTCTCAACTGATAATTCGTTTTGTTCCATCCATTGTTCAACAACATATCCAAGATAGTCGTCTAACTTTTCAGCCAATTCAGATGTAACTTCTGCAATGTTTTCTTCTAACAATGCTTCATAATGTTCAACAATAACATCTTCAAGTTCACCAACGCGTTCGTTGAT